ATATTAAAATACATATGATAATCCATTCTAAATTTACCATATTTAATGTATGGTGTAATAATGAAACTCATTATTTTTCACCCTCACTTTTTTTAAATTCGTTTAGTATAAAATTAAAATATTTTTGCATTTCAGAGTTAAGTTTTGCTATCTCTTCATCACTAAGTTTCATTTTATCTAATTCTCTTGTATCTATTCTAAAATTAGAAACTAATTCAGCAGAAGTTTTCTTTTGAACTCCCATAATATCTAAAGGGGATACTTTTAGAGCTTTTGCAAGTAGCTCTATTTTATCTCTTTTCATGTTAGAAATTATACCTAATTCCCATTTTCTAACTGTGCTTTCTCCAACTCCCACTATGTTTGCAACATCTTTTAAAGTCATCTTTAATTCTAATCTTCTTTGCTTTAAATCAAAATCTGCCATACAATACCACCCCTAAAAACTAATCAAATATATACTTATTATATCATTTTTTGTCTTTTAGTCAATATTTTTTTGTTTTTTTTGTCTTTAAGTGTTGACAAGGTTAAAAAAATGTGTTAATATTATTTTGTCTTAAAAGACATAAAAAAAGAAAGGAGGTTTTTCATGGAGGCTAGAAAATTAAAGGTTGAATTACTAATGAATGGCTTATCTGGAAAAGAGTTAGCAAGAATTTTAAAGGTTTCTCCTACTACACTATATAGGAAAATTAAAAATCCAGATACATTAACTCTACAAGAAATCAAAGGTATATCAAAAATATTAGAATTAGATTCTGAAAAAATATTAGATATTTTTTTTAATTAATATTTGTCTTTTAAGACAAAATAGGAGAAACTATAGAAAAAGAAAATATTAGGTACTGAGATGATTATACCACAAAAGAAAGAAAGGAAATTATTATGAAAGACTTATATTTTAAAGATGCTGAATCAAAATTAATATTTGGATTATTAGAGCTTAAAGATAGACAACAATTAGACTTTTTAGACATAGACTGGAAACACTTCTGTGATAGAAGTCTAGCGAAAGAATGGTATGAGAAGAATAATGCCATTCTGGAAAAAAGTAAACATGAACTAAAAGATAGAGCATTAGGAATGCTTTATCAAATGTATAAAATGATGATCGCATAAATGAAAGAAAGAACAAAAAGAACTTGGGATAATAAAAGTGCTCAAAAATATTATTTTTATGAAAATTAAGGAGGAATAAAAATGAGAAAAATAGAAATGTTAAGGAAAAGATTCGAAAGTTTAAAAGCAGTGAAATTGAAAGATGAGAAAGAACTAGATCAGAAAAAAGTAGAAAGATATATTAGGGAATTTGCAATAGATTTAGAAATGAGAGATTTTACTCCTTGGATTATGTACTCAATAGATGAAATTTACGAACATCTAGTAAAAAATTATACATTATCTGAAATAGTTATGAGTCATAATGATTCTAACAAAAAATCTTTCACCGAAATAGCTATGAGCTTTTTAGTAGACAGATGTAAAGACTACAATTCTACTGTTAAAACCATAACAGAAGCACTGGATATTATAGAAAGAATCAAGAATGACTATAATAACTCAGTTTCATTTTTTCAGTTTCCTTATTTAGAGAAATATTATGATGACATAGAAAAAATGTTTAAAAAATATGAAGATATAAGAATATCTCAGCAAAAATTCAGGACAACTGCTGTATATAAAAAGTATTTTAAAAACCCAATAAAAAATACTCTATCAGTAGAGGAAATTCAAGAAAAGCAAAGGGATTTGATGAAAAAATTAAAAACTTTTGATAAAACTTATTTAATTTTCATTATGTTTATTGAAGACCAAGAAAAGAAGAACATCCATGAAAATATCTGCTATGGATTCAAAGAACCAAAATACGTAGGTTCAAAAATTAAACTTATAGAAGATTTAATCAATAATTATCCTAATTTAAAGGATAAAATGGAGCCTATTTATTATGAATTAGAATGGAGAATTATGGAAGACTATATAAGGTATGGTCTATTTACAACAGAAAAAAATGATGAGGATTTCAACTATGAATTTAGGGGATGGTAAAAATGCTAAATATAAGAAAAATTTGGAAAGATACTTACTTAGTAAATGGTGAGTATCTAACACAAAACTATAGCCAGGCTGTTATAATTGCCAACACTGGTAAAAAGATAAAAGGTTTTGAGGTTGATTGTATGGAACTAAGTTTAAAAAATTATTTAAAATTCAAATTTAAATGGGTTGCTAGAGTAGTGTGGTTTTGCATAAATAAGCCTTTAGATATCCTACTTGAATGGGCCTAAGGAGGAAAAAAATGGAAAAGAACAGCTACTCAGTAGCGGAAGCTGCAAAATTAAAAGGAAGAACATTGCAGTACATAAGGGAACAAATAAAAGCGGGAAATATCCCAGGATGTACTGCTATAAAGATAGGCTCAAAGAACTGGTCTTATGATATACCAAAAATGGCATTTGATAATCATTTAAGAGGTACTAATGGCTTAGATATAGAAGCTATAAAAGATGTAGTAAAAATAGCTTTTAAAGAAGTTATAGAAGAAATGGCAAATGAATTAGTAAAAGAAAAAATAAAAAAACATCTAACTTAGCCGACCAAGCAAGCATTAGATGTTTTTGAGAGTAAATAGTAAAAATCTATTTACTTGAATTATACGTTAAAAAATTTAAAAATTCAAGTTATCTGAGTTAAGGAAGGAGAAGCAATGGATATAACTGAATACAAGTCTAAAAATGAAGGGAAATATGTTCTAGTTTTAAGAGAAGACGATATAAAAGTTTTAAATCATTTTGCTGGCATAGCAAAAAATGGAGATCTTAAAGGGTTGATAGTTTGTAGTAAATATGCAGGGTTTAATGATACTTATAGACTTTTAACAGTTAAAGATACCCATGAGGAATTATCTGGATCAAATACAGCTACTCCTCTTATGTATGATGTGCTAGATGTGTTGAAAAAAGCTAAATCTTTAGCAGTACTTGAAGATGGAAAAATCGCAGTTCAAGTAGAGATGGAAGTAACTGAGTATGAACCTATGAAAGATGTGAAAGTTCCAAACATATCTAAAGTAGTTGAAGACTTAGAGTATGAAAATCATTGTGAAGCACATCCTCTCATTAATTTTACTGAAAATACAGTTTGGAAGATGTTAAAGACTGTAGGTGGGATGGAAGATTTTAAAAGATTTTTTAACTTTGAAAATGGAAAAGTAACTGTTGAAGCTTACCCAAACGATGAATCCAAATTATTTTTAGAGATTATGGAGTTAGATAATACAAAAGCTAGTTTAAAAACTTCTTTAAATTTTAAATATGTGGATCTGTGGTTTAAATGGATTAAAGCTAATAAATTTAATATTGCTTTAGGGAAAAATAACAGAAGTGCTATTAAATTTAGCAATGAAAATACAGATTACATAGTTATGCCACAGGCATTAAGAAGTTAAGGAGATGGTTAAATGTTTTTAATTAATGATAGCTATTATGAGTTAGTTTTAGAAGATGGCGATATTGCTGTTTTAGAAAATATAAGAACTGGAGAACCTTTAACGATAAATATTAAAGAACTCTGGAATTATGCAATATGAAAGGAGGTGTTCAGTATGCTGAGAATAAATAAAAAGTCTGCTGCGACTACCACATCATCAACAGACTACCAACCAAATTTCGATTATATAGTACAACAATTTATTAAAAAATGCAAATAGGAGGATAAATAAATGGTAAAAGTAGAATTTACAGGAAGTGTGGAAGAAGTTAAAAAGGAAATAAGAGAGTTCATAGAAGCTAATTGTACCGAGGTATTAATCAGTACACAAAAAGAAATTAAAAGGGCAATAGATAATGCTAAATCTAAAACAGAAGAGAAGAAAGATGAAGTTAAAAAGGTAGAAGAAACACCAAATCAAAAATTACCTACTGCACCAGCTAAAAAAGAAGAAGCACCTGTAGCTGTAGCAACTCCTTTACCTACTAAGACAGCTGAGTATACTGCAGATGATTTACAAAGAATAGCAGCTACTTGGGTAGAGAAAGACGCTGAAAATAACAGAAAAACTATGAGAGATTTGTTAGGTAAATTTGGAGTTAAAGCTATAACTGTTCTGCCTCAAGAAAGTTATGGAGCTTTTGTTCAAGAACTTAAAAATTTAGGAGTTGATATTTAATGGCACA